AGATAGTTATACAAAAGAAGAAGTAGAGAAATTGTTTACTGACTATGAGAGCAATTACAATACTAAAATATTGGATTTTGAAGCAAGGATAAAGGATGCAGATGCAAAGATACAGGCAGGAGCCAAACAAGCAGAACAATTAAAACTTTTAACTAAGAGTAATTTAGAAAATAGTATAAAAGTTGAGATGCTGAAGCAGGGACTCGATGAAGATATGTTTGATTTAGTAGTAGATAGTCCAGATATTGCTGCGGCCAATAAAAAGATTGAAAAATTAGTGGCCATTAATAAAAAAAATACCATTAGTGAGGGTTACAGGCCACAAGAACATAATACTGTTAATAACGCCTATGAAGAAGCTAAAAACAAAGGTGATGTAGGCAGTATGTTAAAAGCTAAAATGAGTAAATTATTTCAGTAGTTTATACAGTGGATAATATCCACCGTTGAATATAATAAAAAATAAATAAAATTTAAGGAGAATGATAATAAATGATAAAAACAAGTGATTTTTTAAGTTTAGAAAACGTTGATTTAATGGCAGAGTTAGGCGTGGCACAACCTCTTGATACTCCTCTCTCAACACTTTTACTAGGAAGAAACCAATATGATAAAGAAACTTCATATTTGGTTAACTGGAGAGAAAAGACACTGGACACCACTTCTGATATTAGTCAAGTCGAAGGTAGTGAGACTACAGTTTTTCAAACATCTACTAGAGCAGAGAAATTAAATTACTGTGAAATATTTAAAAAAGCAGTAAGTGTATCAGGAACCGCAGAAGCTTCCAGTATTACAGGAATTTCAGATTTATATACTTCTGAAATGGCTGATAGATTGGTAGAATTAAAAGTTAATTTAGAAGATAAAATAATCAATGGAACAAAAAATGATGGTAGTTTAACTCCATTTATAAGACGTATGGATGGTTTATTACAGTTTGTTTATAGTGAAAATGCTGTAACAGATGCAGGAGCATTGACAGAAGCTTTATTTAAAAGCACAGTAAAAAAATTATGGGATAATGGATTAGGCAGTAATGGTTACATATGTATGGTTAATTCTGACTTTAAAGAATTAATAGACGGATTTTATAATACACAATATAACTACAATGCACCTACAGGGCAATTTGGACTTGTTGCTAATCAGATAAATACAAACTATGGACAGGTTCAGTTAATTTTAAATAGACATATGCCTGTAGATAAATTAGTAGTATTTGATCCTACATATGTAAGATTAGGATTCCTAAGACCTGTATTTTCAGAAATTCTTGGTAAAACAGGAGATAGTGTAAAAGGACAGGTTATTGGTGAAGCAACATTAAAAGTATTAAACACAAAAGCAGTAGCAACATTCACAAAAACAGCATAATTAAACAGGGGAATTTAACTCCCTTGTTTTTTTATTATAAATTAAATGATTAGGAGGAAATTATATGGACATAGTAGAGATTTCTAAAAATGGATTAGATAAAGAAATTTACACAAAAGAAGAAGTAAAACAAATATGTGAGCAATATTTATCTTTAATTTTTAGATTAGAAGATGTAATGCTGCAAGAGCAAAAATTATTAAAAAAAGCAATTAATTAAGTAAATTAAAGGAGTGTTTTTGAGTGATTAGAGAGATAAAAAATAAATTAATTTTAAGAAAGAAAGGTGAAATTATGAATTTTGATAGTGCTTAATCTACTCTTCTTTTTTGGAGAGTATAAGAGTAGATAAAAAGTATAAAAATTAAATAATAAATATAAAGAAGAGTTAGGATTTTAACTATTAAAAATTCTAACAATTATGAATAATAAAATAAAAAAACAATATCCTGAATGGATAAATAATGGAGTTAAATATGATAGTTGCTTAACAGATGACCTTGACAGTTTCTTTAGTTGTTTACTATTAGAAAAAACACTAAATTATAAAATAACACATTTTTATAGTTTCGATAAGTTATATGAAGATATTACATATGTAAAAGACAGGCAATTAATAGGTGTTGATATGGATATGGTAAAATTTAACGCATGGGGGAATCACGTCTTAAAGAGTTATAATCCAAATTCTGCAAACATTAATAATATTTTAAGAATCGGGACTGATACATATAAGTGGAAATACGCAGGAAGTGTTTTGCTCCAGATAATTAGTTACTATGATTTAGATATAAGTATGTTAACAGAAGAATGTTTAATGATTTTATTGGCTGTGGACACCACATTTAAAATGTATGGTTTTGATAAATCTAATTGCAGGAGATACCTAGTAGATATATTGGAATTACCAGAACTATATAAACTATGTGAAAAACACAAACGAAATGAATTTTATAACTTAATAACAAAATATAATTTACATAAGAAAATATTTATAAATAAAGATGGCATGTTACAAACTGAAATTGATTTAAAATCATTAGAAGTTTTGTTTAATATGTCTTTTGTTTTACCCAAAAATCAATTTAAATTAATTAAAAATTATACAAACATTGGTTTAACTGCATATCAATATGATTTAAAAAAAGATGAATTTAAGGAACAGGGTAAAACATTATTCACAAAGGCATGGACTAGCAATTATTATATTAAATTATCTTATTATTAATTAAATATAGAAAGGAAGAAATTATATGACAATAACTAAAATGTTAAAAGAAATTAATGAAGCAGTAAGTATAGGACAGCAAATTGTATTGGATGGAGAAACAGGCCTAATGGAAGTTTTGTTTTGTAATGGACAAATGATTTTAAAAATACAAGATGGACAAGAATGTTTTAATTATAGCTGTAAAGTAACTAATGAAAATTCTATCTCGAATCTTATTATACAAGAATTAATAAATGAAATATACCAAAAGGACTTATTGCCCAGAAAATATGAAATAAAAAGAATTAAAAAATATTTGGATAGACAATTAGAAAGAATTTTTAAGTGGAAAGCAAAAATTGTTATGATGAAAAAACAAAAAGTTTATGATTTTGGACTGGAGCATAAAGTTACACAAAAGCTAAATGAAATAAATGAAAACATATATATTAATTGGAAAACAATGGATGATATTAAGGCGGATTTATATGAGTATGAAGTTTTCAAGGATATATTGTTTCAATCTTTAAAAGAATTACCATAGTACATAAATTAATTAATAAACGGAGTGTCCTCCTGTAATGAGGATGCTCCTATTTTTATATAAAGGAGAGATTAAACAATGATTAATTTTAATATTAATAAAAAATATTTGGCTGATGCGTTGAGTTGGCTGGGCTTTAGATATTACAAATACAACACAAGTTCTGGAGTTATTTATTCCTTTGAAAGGACAGACGAATTTCTGGAAGCCATGAAACAACTAATTGAATTTAAAAAAATATATGGAAAAAAGTATTAGTACACGCCCAGTATAAATATGTGTAAGAACTCTAAAGAAACACATCAAAAAATATATAGTAAATAATCTTAAAAATATAATAAATATCAATAAAAAATAAGTATTAAAAATCAAAAATAAAATTTCCCGACTTTAAGAAATAAGAAATACAAAATATTAAAAAATTAATTATATAAGGAGATAAAAAAATTATGATACATACAATTGAGTATGCAACAATTATGATAGATGATATTGAATTAATAAAAGATAATTTCAAGATAACAAAAGAAGAAAAACAATTAGTATATTATAGAAAATATAGGGCATTAGATTTTAAATATTATCAAGTATATAATGTATTACATATAAAAATAAACTTAAATAGATTATTAGATAAAGATGTAATAGTGGAAGGTGATTATTCTAAAGTATTAAAAGAATATAAGAAACAATTTTATGAGTTTGGATTCTACTGGACTAATCCAACTTATCAATTAAATCGAGTGGATTATAAGAGTGATATAATTACAGAAAATAAGGATATATATATAAAATTATTGAAAAAGGCATCTAATAATTATCGTGCATTAAAACAATATAGTAAATATAAATCTTCTGTCTATTATAATTCTAAAAGCATGAATATAAATGTTTATGATAAAGAGCAAGAATTAATTGATACAGATAGTGAATTATTAGTTGATATTAATAAATATAAAAATATGTTAAGATTTGAAGTTCAACTAAAAAGAAATAAATTATATTATTTAGAAAAGACATGGGGACAGACCAGAGAATTAGTAAATTATTTTCATCAAAAAGATCACGATTACTGGATTAATTATGCTTTAAAAAAAATAATATATTGTGGTGATTATTATAATTTATATCACAGCAAAAAAATCTTGCAGGAGCATTACAGTAAAAGTATGGTGGGCAAACTAACTGAATTGCAAAAAGACATTTCTATAAATGGAATTAGTGAAGCAAAGAAAAATTATACAAGTGCAACATTCAATAATCATATCAAGAAATTAGAATCTGTGGTTAATCCTATATTAATACCAAAAGGCGAGGGCATAACACATTTAAAGAACATATTTAATTTTACAGATGAAAATATTTATCTATTAAATGAATATTGTTTAAGAGCATCTTAAGCCATTTTAAGGTGTACAAGGTATATAAACATACAATACTATTTGTTTTATATAAAATTACATATACATAAACATATAAAAATTATAGGTGGGCGTAAATTCCCATCTATTTTATTTATATAACCGATTCCTTTAAACGGATTCGGTGCATTATTGTCAGACAAATAATAAAGAAAGGAACGATTATATGGAAGCAATATTTACACAAATAATTAATAGTAGTCCAATACTAGGAGTAATGTTAGTGTTCTGGTATTTTAACAGACAAGATTATAAAAGTTTTGTTGATAGAGTCCAGGCAGAAAATGCAAATAGAGAAAAGAATTATCAAGATACAATCACAACATTATCTAATAATTTAAATATTGTGAAAGATGTGCAGCAGGATATAGAAGAAATAAAATATAAATTAAAATAAATTATATGGAAAGGAAGTAATTAAATGGCTAGAAATAATTTTAGAGAAGAATTAAACAAACTAGCTAAAAAAAACAGGAAGAAATTTTTATATTTTTGCTTCATAAATAAGATTGATAATATAACAATTAAGTATTCTCAAATAAATAGGGATGAATTTATGAGCAGATGGAATTTTAGTGAAATTTCTATGGAAACATTCAAACAATGGGAAGGTTCACAGGAATATCAAAATTTATATGGGTTGCTAATGGAAATCAGGAGCAATAAAGATTTATATGATATTTATAATGTTGTAAGGGAAAAGGCGTTAAGTGGAGATGATAAAGCAGTAAAAACCTTTTTAGTATTAAGAAAAGAATTAAAAAATAAAACAATAAATGTAAATGTTGTAGAAGATAAAGAAGAAGGACAACAAGAAGAAGATTCATTGGATATTTCAGAATAGGAGGAATTAAGTGAATATTACACATGATCAGAAATTAGAAAAAATAAATAATAATGCTATTTTGTGGTTAAAGAATTTTGTTAAGATAGTGGACAATCATTCTCAATTAATTCCATTTAAAGCAAATGACCAACAAAAAAATTTTATAAAGAATATGGGCAAGTTTAATATTATTGGTAAGGGTAGGCAACAAGGATTTACAACAGTTTCTTTAGGACTTATGTTGTGGATAGCAATTACAAAGCCAAATTCACAATGCCTTATGTTATCTTATAGTGGGGATTCGGTAAGGGACATATTCACAAAATTACAAAATATGTATTTATCAATTCCAGAAAAATATACAGTAAAATCAACTAAATTTAATAGACATGAATTATCCTTAGAGAATGGAAGTAGGATAAGAAATGCAACTGTAGGAACAAAAGAATTAGGTAGGAGTGGGACATTTAGTTATATACACTGTACAGAGTTCGGATACTGGACTAATGAACAAGATACAAAAGGTTTACTAGGTTTAGAGCAATCACTGGCAAAAGATAAAGATTCGAAGATCATTATTGAATCGACAGCAAACGGTCTAGGCAACAATTATTATAGATTATTTACTAATGCTTATAAAGGACATAGTAAATATAAAGCTTTCTTTTATCCTTGGCATGAGAACAAAACAGCATTTTATGATGATTATAAAGAAGCAGAAGCATGGTATAAATCCACTAATCATGGGGTGAGGTTGTCCGTTGGGGACTTAACACCTTATGAAAAAGGATTATATGATAAAAATTGCTCTCTACTCCAAATTATGTGGAGACAATGGAAATTATTAGATACACCTAAAGATCAATTTTCACAGGAATATCCTGCAACACCTGACGAGATGTTTATTAGTTCAGATGTTGGTGTATTTGATGCAGATACAATTACAGAGAGATATAATTATCTTCCTCCAATTATGAATATTAAGGAGATAAAAGAATTGCCTAATAGTTTAAGAATTTATTATGGTAATGGATTAAATATATATAAAGATATAAAGAAAACTGAAAGATATTTTGGTGGTATAGATACAGGAGCAGGATTAAAGGGTGATTATAGTTCTATATGTATATTAGATAGTTCAGGAGAACAGGTTGCAACATTCAATAGAAATGATGTGCCTGTTTATAAATTTGCAAAAATATGTTATGACTTAGGATATTATTTTAATTATTGCTTATATTTACCAGAAAGAAATACATATGGATTAGATTTAATTACTAGATTAAGGAAAGAAATGGGATATATACAAATTCTAAAGATTAAACGGTTCGATAAAATAAAAGGTGAAAAAACATATGATTATGGCTGGTATACTGACAATGTAAGCAAAAGTAAATTAGTTATGGACTTTAAAGAAGCTTTTGAGGAAGGTATGGTACTTGTGAATGATAGAAATACATTAGACCAGATGAGAATATTTCAAGAAAAGAATGGTTCATTCGGAAATTCTAAAGGTTCACAGAATCATGATGACTTAGTCGATAGTTATTGTCTAGCAATACAAGCACTAAAGAGTGGCAAGTCATATATTTAATATTTACAATTGTGGGAATTTCCACTTTTGCAAAAACCAACAGATTTAATATCTAGGGGTAGCTTGAAGCGACACCTAAAATAATAAGAAAGGAATGATCGTATGAATTTACAAGAATATATAAATTTATATTATAGTAATAATCCTTACTGGTTTGTAGAAGAGTGTAATAAACCAATACATAAAGATAGGATTCTTAATATAATTAATATACAAGAATATTTGAATGGCAGCCATGCTATATTGAATAGAGCAGATACAGTTTATAATGGTAGAACATTTACAACAACAAAGATTGTATTACAATATGCTAAACCACTTTTAGCATTTCAGAAAAGCTTTTTATTGAAGAATCCAGTTACGCTAATATGTGAAGATAAAAATACATTAAATGCCATGAATGATGTATATAAACAAGGCCACCTTAATATGGTTGATGATAAGATACTTGATAAGATGAATAAGTATGGATTATGTGCAGAGTATTTATATCTAGATGAAGATAGTAACATACAAAGTAAGATAATCTTACCACAAGATAGTTACCCTGTATTTACAGATAGCATGGATTATGTGTGCTTTATACAGCACTATACAATAATGGCGAGTGGTATAAGTTACTGGACTGTATTTTATCCAGATAGTGTATATCAATATGATAACATGGGTGGAGATGGGATATATCTTAGGAAGATAAGTAAGAATCTAAGTGGACTACCTGTACTATATATTAAACAAGAGAATGAAGAAGATATGACACAGGGTAGAAGTGATTTAGAGGACTATGTAAATATAATAGATAAAATGGAAGAGTTATTGAGTAAATACCATGATAGTTTCTATAAATTCTTAAATCCAATTCCTGTAGTTACTGGAACTAAATTAAATATAGATAAAGATGGGAATGGTGCAGTAGATAAAAATATAGTGGGTTCCTGCTTACAACTGGATGATGGTAGTAGTTTTAATTTAGTATTAAGTAAGATGGACACTAATTCATTAAAAGAACTATATAAAACGTTGATGAATAGTTTATTAGACGTTTCTATGACACCTAGTTTGGCTTTCAATGGTAGTAGTAATCCTGCAAATTTGGCAGAGGAATCAATTAGAATGATGTATACATTAAGTATTTTAAAGGGCAACATGAGTGCTAATTACTTGAAGGAAGGATATTATAGCAGATGGGAACAGATAGAGAAGTTATTGCAATATAAGGATATTAATGTGGATGGCTTAATGGATTGTACGTTTAATATGAGTATTCCATCATCTGAAAGTGATATAGTAAATAATATAGTTAATCTTTATAATAATGGCTTGATGAGTATAGAAAGTGCATTAGAGCATAGTCCATATACGAATAATATAGAAGCAGAAATTAAGGCAATACAAGCCAATAAAGAGAATGTGAGTGATACTCAACCTGTAGATGGCATAAATAATAATATGGATATCAATAATAGTGGTGAATTACAGAGCAATGATAATAATAATATATCTAATGAATGATGATTGTTAACTTAAAATAATTACAGGGTGACAATTAATGTAAAGTGTTGATATAGGTATGGTTGGATATGTAGGTGTTAAATCGTTGATTTTACTGGCGTGTTAAAGAAAAATTTAAAAAAAATTTTTGAATTAATTTTAAAAAACAAAATATTAAATAAAAATGATATATATTCAGGAGCATTGATATAATACCTTAATATAGAATGATATAATATACAATATATGCAATATTATCGCAACTTTATACAATACAAACAAACAACAATATATATTAATATAAATGTAATTTATGGTAATAATAGGTGGAATAATTACCATTTTTTTATGTTTAAAATTGGTAAGTTCATATAATCAATATATAAAAGTGGTGTAGATTCAGTTATATCAATAGTTTGCAAGGTATTTATGTATTGGTTATAACTTCGCTAAAATTTAATTTAGCGATCTTGTAGCAATTCTTAGATATATTTTATTAAGAAAGCACTACTTTATAAATGTATAAAAACACGTAGCCATCAAGATAAAATTTTGGTTTTATTTAAAGCAAATTACCCCTTTTTTAAAAAAAGTGCTTTTAGTTAACTAGATTTTTCACACACCAAAAAAATATAAATTTCAGGAGGATTATACCTATATATGTAGAATTATAAATAAAAAGGAGATGTTGGCATGGATGATTATAAAGAATGTATTGAAGAAAGTATACGACAATGTTTTGATCTACATGATAAAGTTATAGTACTTTATGAAAATACGCTTATGGAAATAAATTTAGATAAAGAAGATGCTTTAAAATATGATGGATATATTGAATACAGTAATAATCATGGAAGAATAAATTATCATAGATATGATTTTAAAGAAAAAATATTAGATGCTAATAATAATCTAATACTTATATCTGATGGAGAAACAGTTACTACAAGTAAAATCACACATGGTTTTTAATGTTTGACTAAAATAATTAGGTGCTATAAAATAGCATCTTTTTTTATACTCAAAATACAAAAAATATGAATTTCATGACATATATATTTAATATTATAGTTAACTATTAAATTGCTCTATTATTGATGTTAACAAGTTAACTTAAAAAGAAAGGAATGAAAATAAATGACTAATATAGATAGAATCAAGCTAGAAGTTGAGGGCGTTACTCTTACAGACGATACCCTTGCAATCTACTTACAAGAGAATAACCTCACGCCCAATGATGAATATGCTCCAACTAGCAACATAAATAAGAAAAATATATATAGAACTGCACTTTCAATTTTAGAATCAATTGCAAATAATCCTTCATATATGAGGAATGTTAAAAATGATGATATGACAATATCTGAATTTAGTAAAAATCTAAATGATAGGATAGATTCCTTAGATAGAAAAATCAGATTAATGTCAACTGATGATAATGACAATGGAACTGGAGCATCTTTTGTTTATTTATTTACAGAATAGAAGGTGATATAATGGTAAATGACTACTTTAGTATAAAAGATACATATAATACAATGCTTACTATGTTCTCAAAAGATTTTACAATAAATAATATCATAAAGCAAGGATTATTAAAAGAAATAAATGATACAAATAGTTCGATAGATGAAAAATATCTTTTAACTGATACAGAATTATCACAGGGAAATATCATTAAATATAATAATATGAATTATATGATTATTACGAAGAATGAGAATATTAATAATATTTATAATAAATACACAATTAGAAAATGCCCATATAATGTAAATTTTGTAATAGGTGGCATCATAAATGCAATTCCTTCGATAATTGAAACAAAAACACTGGATTTATCATCTTCACAGTATATTGTATTACCAGATGGAAAAATCGTGGTCACAATAGAAAGAAATGATATAACGAATACCATTAGTGTAAATGATAAATTTATAAAGATGGGATTTCCTTGGATGATAACAGCAATAGACAAGTCACTGGAGGGACTTATATTATTACACGCTGATATACAACAAATTGGCTCTGGTGATGATATTACTAATGAAATTCCTTCAGGTGCTTCATTGGCTTCATATAGTTTTACAATTACACCTAGTTCAACAACAGTAAGAAAAGGAGATACACAACAATTAAATGTAAGTGTAAGCAGAAATAACACTGTACTCACTAATCCTAATCTTAAATATTCAAGTAGCAACACTAATATACTTACAGTGTCTAATTCTGGATTGATAACAGCAATAGAAGAGGGTACTTGTAATATAACTGTTACCTGTATAGAAGAATATAATTCTGGAAGTACAACAGAAACAGCAACAGTTACACCATTACATAATTATGTATTAAGTGTAAGTCCTACGTCTGTTAGCTTAGATACAGGAAGTACACAACAATTAATTCCTACGGTCACAGATTATGGAATTGATGTCAAAAATGCTACTTTTTCTTATGTATCAGGTAATACAAGCATAGCCACAGTGTCTAATTCTGGATTAGTTGAAGCCATAGGAGCAGGAAATACAACAATTATGTGTACTTTCATTGGAGAGGATTCACAGACATATACACAACAAATACCAGTAGGAGTTGAATTGGCTCATATTTATGTATTAAGTGTAAGTCCTAGCAGTATTTCTATTGATAATAATAGCACCCAACAATTGACAGCCAGTGTCACAGATAAAGGAATTACTGTATCTAATCCAACAATAACATATTCAAGCAATAATACGAGTATAGCAACAGTTAATTCTACAGGTCTTATTACTGCAACAGGTGTTGGGAACTGCAATGTTACGTGTAGTTTTGTGGGTGAGGATTCACAGACATATAGTCAAGTAATTTCAACAACAGTTAATGCTGTAGTAGCTAAAACAATTAAATTCTCAACGAATTACAACGGAGATACAGAAGATATTACAAATTATACCGACAATGGAAATCCTTATAAAGTATTACAAGGTGATACAATTACAGTTACAGTATACGCATTTCAAACCAGTACACAATCAAATGATACGTTTACATTTTCTTTTAGTGGTGTAACTGCTAGTTATTACACAAAAACAACACCAGATGGAAACCATTTTACAGTCCATAATGTTAATGGTGATGGAGGAGAATATTTAATGTGTCAAGCCACAAGTAATTTAGATTCTACACTAAATAGTCATATATGTATACGATTGGCTGGAGAATGGTAAAAAATAAAAAGGGATATTATTTTGTATCTAATATCCCCCTAGAACGTCCATAGATGCCCCATATCGTGTTTTAAATTACTTAGACATATAATTATACCTTTTTAAAATTAATGTGTCTTAAAATGGCTGTATGGATTTTATTACCATCCCAATAATCCTTTTTCTAGTTCTTTAATGTCTTTAGTATCATATTTTCTTTGTTTAAAATTGTCAAATGTGGTGGTCTTTGTATTCTCCTTTGGTTCATTAAATCCTTTTAAAAGTTCTCTCATATAGCCAATAATATTATCAACATTTTTATTAATAGCATAGTCGTAGCATTTTTTTATCAACTCAATATTATTTTTAGAGTCCTCTAGTAAACAAGTGGCTTCAAGTTCTGTAATAGTATGCTTTGTAAATAATGCTTGGACTTCTTTTATTAAATCCTGTTTTTGTTGTGTTTCTGATGTAACTGCTCCTGCTGCTATTTCATTTTTATTATTCTTTATTGTAAACTTAATACTTGTTACCTTCCGGCCTGTTTTTATTTCTTCAAACTTAAAGGATATATCACTTTTATCTAATTCCTTTTGTGCCTGAAGAATAACTTTCCTTTTAAAATCACCATATAATTTATATTCATGTGGCTCTATACAAAACATAGTTCTTAATGCTTCAATACTTGCGGTTCTTTCTCCAATTCCTTCATATTGCTTTAATAATTCATATATTCTACATGAATAGTTGCTATTAAATGTTATTACTTTATCTAATGATAACTTTGTAAATCTATTTTTTAACTGCAATAGATAAGGTTTTAATTTATCATCAAAACAGAGTTCAATACTACCATCATTAAAATATTCTGCGGAGGATAGCCATTTTGTTTTTAAAATTGAATTCTCCTTTACAATAACTAACTCCCTATTTCTTAAACTGTCTATATGTTGGCTTAATTCGTTAAAACTAATTTTATGTTTTGATAAAATATTATTTATTTCAGTTTGCGTAAATCTATAACTTTTAAAGTCAATATCATCTTTACTTATTTTAGTAGTTAGTATATAAATTAATCTTTGCTCTTGCAGATTTAATTTATATGATGCTTCAATTATATAGTTAGATTTTACCATCAAGGTTTTATATTTTAATAAATCACCCCTAGTAACCATTTTTATCACCCTATACCATTTTATATTATGTCTTTTAAGTATGTCAAGTCATATTTAAAGTCATAATTAGTACGAATTGGTCATATTTCAGTACGAATTGGTCATATTTCAGATTATAATTAGTACGAATTGGTCATATTTCAGTACGAATTGGTCATATTTCAGTTAAATAACTATAGATATATCAATGGTTTGTGATATGCCTAAAATATTAAAACTTGTTGTATATAAAACATATAAAACAACAACAAGGAAGTTTTGTTGTTGTCCTATGAGAATTGTTTATTCTTCTGTAAAATCTAAATTATCAGTACACCAGTTGCACATTAAATTTATTAACTCATTTCGAGAATAACCACTTTTTTTACTTATTGCAGTAAGTTTTTTCAGTAAATCATTCTCCATATAGACAGGGAATGTCTTTTTATTGGTCTTATCAATTTTCTTCTTTGCTAGGTGAAATTTACTTTCAATATTGATATTATCTTTTGCAATTTGATCTTTATTCTTAATATTAGAGTTAACATTAATATTATCTTTGATACTATCTTTAAAATTATCACTCATTATAAAATATTACCTCCATAATCTAATATTATACATTGATATTACATATTAATATGAAATATTTATACTATGAATCTATCCTATATAATAACTCATAATATAAATCATTAAATGGTTTACCATAAGTCATATTATATTCTTGAATTGTTTTATGTAATGCCACTGATTCTTTATATTTTACACTATCATAAATTATTGTATCAAACAATTTAGCTTTTAATTCTTCTTGTAATACTTCATTAAATTGTTTATTAAATAGGGTTCTTTTTTTAAATCTATTTCGCAGTATTCCTAAGAGTTTTAAATCGTCAATTAATCCATTTTCTTTTAAATTATTTACCACTTTATCAACCATGTTTAGTCCCTGTAATGCTGATGTGCTATTGTCTATTATTTCAATATAATAGTTACTCATGACCAATGAATTTTGAACTGTTATTCCTAAGAATGGACTATTATCTATAAGAATATAATCAAAGTCATTGTCAAACTGGGCAAACTTGTTTTTCAGGATGCTTTCCCTATTTCTTTTGTTGTATAACTCATTTTCAAGTATGGCACTGTCAATAGTATTGCTTATCACATAGATGTATTCATTATAGATACTAATACAATCATTAAAGGTAACTTTAGGATTAGTATATAAATCATACATATTATATTGGCTATTTATATTGAGTATTTGAGTTATGTTACTTTGACTATCATTATCTAGTATTAATACTTTACGTTTTAATTTTGACATAGCTCCAGCCAGATTAATTGTAGATGTGGTCTTTCCAACTCCACCCTTAACATTCAGTAATGTTATTATTACACTCATATAATATCACCTACCTTTAATGATTATTATATATTATATAAATGAAGATGTAAATATATATTATAATATTACATATTAGTATTAAGTATTAGTATTAAAATATTATTAGCGACATATTTTTTAACTTCATAGAGCCATTTTAAGCCACTTCTATTTTTAGGCATACAATTACACTACTTCAAATTTTAAGGCACGTTAAATGCGATTTTTTGAGAAATGGACACTTGAAAAACGCTGATAAAACCGTATTCTTAAAAATCAAAAAATCAGGGGTGGATAGTCATAAAAAATAAAATTCTAACGGTTTAGAAATGTGCTGAAACTTATAAGTTTACTGGGCTTTTTAAGTAATTATTCTAAAAATAAATAAGGTTTATTATATGAGATAGAAAAGATATTTTTTAAAATGTTAAGAAAATAGAATCATATAAAAATCAAGGATATAACAATGTGTTTAGATACCCATATCCAAAAATAAATAAGGTTACTTATAGGGGAAGAGAGAGCAAAAAATAAAATTCTCGCAAATAGAAATTAAAATGTTGACCAAATAGAACCATATAAATATTAAGGTTATATCAATACTTTATAACAGTGTACTTGAAATTGCTTATAGTAGATAAGATAAAAATGTGAAGTAATAGAAATTAAAATGTTGACCAAATAGAATCATCTTAAAATCTATTGGTATTATTTAGTTTTCAGGTAATGCTCCTAAAAATAAATAAGGTTACTTTAAGGGAGAGAGGAAATAAAAATCGGACGAAATAGAAATTAAAATGTTAAGAAAATAGAAATGTGTAAATATCAAAGTTATAGCAACACTTTACATGACATAGAAATTTATAACTTTTTTACAAAGTGTAGTATATTATTTATATATCAATAGATACAGCCATTTTAGCTAATGTGTCTCTATAGGAAGAAAAAATGTTGACCAAATAGAAACACCAATAGCGAGAAAATAGAATCCAATGTATATTAAGCATTTATCAAGGTTTTTAAGAAGATAAAAAAAGTTTATTATATAGAGAATGAATAGAAATTATTTTTGCTAGACAAATAGAAATTAAAAATGTTGACCAAATAGAAACCTATAATTATCAAGGTTATAACAATGTATATAAGATAATAAAAAAAATTTATTATATGAGTAATGGAAGAAAAAATATTCAACTAAAAAATTAGTCCGATCAGGACAACCGCTGATATATATTAGTTTCCACGCCCATGAGGAAAAGACGTTATATGATAATAAAAAATCCGAAAAATAGAAAAACACTGACAACATTGATATTACTAGTGTTACAAGTTATTTTGTATGTTTATTTATCAGTAATGGAAAGAAGATAAAACTGTGACGGTAGCAAAAAGTTTTATAATCATTTATATTATTAGGGTTTGATACCATGTCAAACATTTTGCTTATAGTGTAATAGTTGAATTTAGTTATCTAAATTAGATGGCCAACTTGAACTATTATATATAGTTCACTTATTGTATGTTATGATTGAACATTATTAGTAATTTGCTTGTTTAAGTGGTGCAAATCCACCTTCCTCGAAAATTAATGAAAACAAGCTAATTCTGTAGCAGGTAAACTGTAAGATAAATAATATTTTATCTGTACTAAAATTTTAGTATCCTATGGAAGAAGTCATTTTCTATTTTGGACAATAACTTAAAATAGTTTTAATATATTTTTTATGCCTAAAATGGGGACTAACATTATTAAGAATTAAATAATATCAATACTTTTAAGAAGAAATTAATTCCTTGTATATAGATATAAGGAGTTTTTTTTATATTTTTTATGCCTAAAAATAGGTAAAGATTTAATGTTGAGGTGAGAGAGGTGGAGAGAGAAGAACTTATAAGAAAAATAAAATACTTAAAAGAGCATAAAGGAGTTACTTATAGTTTTATAGCAAAACAAGTGGGATTGGACGGAACTACTATAAGTCACTTTGTTACATCGGGTAGGTATCTTTCTAAAGAAAGAATTAATAAATTAAATAAATTTGTAGGAGGTTATTTAAATGAAATTTGACAAAGATAGTTATACAAAAGAAGAAGTAGAGAAATTGTTTACTGACTATGAGAGCAATTACAATACTAAAATATTGGATTTTGAAGCAA